CTCTATGAAGAAGAGAACCGGCAATCGCTCATAAATCAGGATGCCAAACTGAAACTGTTCTACGAAAAGGAAAAACTACTGTGAAAAAAGCTCCCTATGATCTTAGCTATCAGCACTTACTCTCCTGTAATATGGGTGAATTTGTGCCTGTTGGCATCAAAGAGATTCTACCAAACGACAGCGTACGTCATTCTGTCACAGCTCTTATCCGCACAATGGCCTTGAACAAACCACTGATGCACCGTGTCAACGCTTCTCTCGTTCATTACTTTATCCCCAAACGCATCCTTTGGGATGATTTCGAAAACTTTATAACAGGTGGCCCAAATGGAACTTCTGAACCAACTTACCCAACTATTGCAGTACCTGACGGAGGTTTTACTGTCGGTTCCCTCGCTGACTATCTCGGACTTGCTCCTGTGGATACAAACGTAACTCATGTCTCTGCACTCCCATTCCGCGCTGTAGCGGCTTGCTACAATGAATGGATACGTGACCAAGACCTGATCACTCCCGTCAATATTTCTACTGCATCCGGTGTGGACACTATTACCAACACCGATCTTCTCGCTTGTATGTGGGAAAAAGACTGGCTTACCACTGCTCGCCCTTGGCCCCAAAAAGGCCCAGAAGTTATGCTTCCTATTATCGGTAACGCTCCAGTCGTCACAGCCTCTTCTGGCGGCCTCGACAACCAAACCAACTGGAACCAAGTCAACGTGTCTGGAAACAATGTTGCTCGTGTTAATACTGTCACAACTGGAGACTTCACACTCTTCGCTGACATGACCCAAGTTGCTGGTATCTCCGTTATCGACAATCGTGTCGCCAACTATGTTCAACGCTTCCAAGAAAAAATGGCCCGTCAAGGCTCTCAATTCAAAGACTACCTCCGCGGTCTTGGAGTTAAATTCTCGGATGCCCGTCTACAAATCCCTGAACGCCTCGGCTCTACGACTACTGTCATGCAATTCTCCGAAGTACTCGCCACCGCCGAAAGTGCGGACGTTCAAATCGGTGACATGAAAGGTCATGGTATCACTGGCGTTAAAACCAAAGGCTATGACCGCTGGTTCGAAGAAAACGGCTACCTCGTTTCTTTCCTCGTGGTCCGTCCAAAAACTGTCTATATGCACCTGACAGATCCTATGTGGTTTTACAACAATAAGTATGACTACTGGCAACAGGGCCTTGAGCATGTTGGTCAAGACGAAATCCTCAATAAAATGGCTCACTTTGGCCATGATGATCCGGACGGCGTCTTTGGCTTTCAAGACCGCTACGACCACCTTCGCTACTCTGAAAACCGTGTATCTGGCGAATTCCGTACCACTGAAAACGATTGGCACATGGCAAGAGATTTGCCGCCTGATGTCGCTCTCAATGGTGACTTTGTCGCTTGCAATCCAACGGACCGCATTTGGCCCGTAGACAGACGACTTGCCGACCACCTCTATGTCAACGTCTTGCACAATCTTACCGCCAGACGCTTGGTATCACCCAACACAAACTCATTCCTCAAATAAGGAGATACAAATGGTAAACCGCAATGAACATGTCGATACCGAAACCGGTGAAATCGATGATATCCACCAAGCCACGCTTGCACCACTCGCACGCGATCCTTCGCGTTTATACGCTAATGGGGCGGAAAAACTATGTCCGATCCCACTTGTATCGCCTCTCTCTCGCCCGCCTTCTCTCAAGGATCGTATCAAAACCATGATCCGAAGCGGCGAACTCGCTCAACAAATCCGCGAAGCACAAAACTACTTCGATGATGACGAAGATAACTATGAAGGGTTTGACCGGAACTACTTCGATGAAAATATGCCAACCATCGGAGAAATGAATACCATACGCCGTGTCAACCCTACGGAGCCTCCACAGGCTCCGGAGAAGCCTCCACAGGCTTCTGACGAGCCAGCCCCTACCTCCCCTGCTTCCCCTCAGGAGCCTTCTTCGTAGCGCGCCCCCAACGCTGGCGTAGAAGAAGGCGACACGGCCCCCTCTTGGGGGCCGTTTTGCAAAGTACCCCCCTTGATGTGTACTTTGCTAGTTGACAGACCACTCTTTGTCTGTCTACTATCAACTATGGCTCGTAAAGGTAAAAATAATAATTCTAAAAACAGGACTGGGCGCGTTTCTTACTCCCCAAACGCTAGAACTCCTCTGCACCGTCCTTTGCCTATTATCAAACCTATAACAATGCCAACAATCCAACAATGGAACCCGCCCCATCGTGATCTTCGCAGGGTTCCAAACAGAAGGAAAATCTATGTCAACTTTTCCGGCACTCCCACAAAATTCCGACCCGCAAAAGCACTCGGAAAATACGTATCGCCCTTTATCACTCCATCACAGGTATCACGATCTTTTATCTGTGCTCGGCGCAAAATCCGTAAAGAAATTATCTTTGCAAAAAGTCTTGTAGGGCGTACAACTAGAAAACCACGTTTCAATCAACAATCAAAAATCAGGTGTTAACATGGACCCAATGATCGGCTCTGCCCTTATATCCGGTGGCTCTTCTCTTCTCGGTGGACTCATGGGAAGTAAAGGGACTTCCCGCAAACGCGAACGCGATAGCATCTCCATCCAGTATGAAGAAGCACGCAAACACCATCCCCTCTACATCGACACCGTTCTTAATACGGCCAAATCAAAAGGTATCCACCCTCTGGTTGCTCTTGGTATGCAACCTCAAAACATGGCTCAAGCCTCTATGGTCGGAGACACTGGTTCCGATGTCGGCTCCGCTCTTGCGGCGGCTGGACAAGACGTATCCCGTGCTATGTCCGCTTATCAATCTCGTGAACAACGCGAACAAGCTGCCACCCTCGCTACCCTCTCTGTCGAACGCGCAGGCCTCGAAAACGAACTTCTTCGCTCACAAATCGCCGGGCAACGTGCACAACTCGCTCCTGCCCTGGCTAATCTTGCAAACAACGGCGTGGAAATCATTCCCAAGGAAGTCGTCGCCAATGATGGCACGATCGAAAAAGGTACCCGCGCAATCTCTCAACGCTTTCAATTCCTCGACAGTCCTATCTACGGTATGTCGGAGGACTTCGCAAATGCTGGGAACGATGATGGTCCTCTTACATGGGCCAATCAAATCGGAACTGGTATACAAATGGGTGGCGCTCTGCTAGGCTACCCTGTCAGAAAAGGTTGGCGTGCTCTTAAAAAATCGGTACGCAACGCACGCTCAAAATCAAAAACTTATCGATAGAAAGGAGACTAAAATGGCTTACAGAAAAAAACGCAAAAAAAGCTACAGCTTCAAACGCAAAACTTCAACTTCTCGCTTCTGGAAAAACCGCCGTGGTCGCGCTATGCGCGGTCGCATCGGCTATCGGTTCTAAACATGCTATGCAAAGCCCCTCGCACCTTTCCTAAATCAAGTGGGGGGCTTTTGCCTTGCGGCCACTGCAAACCCTGTAAAATCAACAAACGGCGGGACTGGACCACCCGCCTCATGCTAGAAAGTCAACAACATGCTGAAAATCTTTGGATCACTCTTACTTACAATGATAACCATTTACCTACTGGTTTCGATCATCCTAGTCTCTTACGCCGCTTCGGTAGTCCTGAGTACCCTACGCTCAAACGATCCGACTACCAAAATTTCTTCAAACGTCTCCGGCAGTACACAGACACCCCTTTTAAATTCTTCATATCCGGAGAATACGGTGATAAATATGAGCGTCCCCACTACCATGTCTGTCTCTTCGGACTTGGTGACAGACATAAAGACGCTATCAAAAAGGCATGGTCAACCCGTGATGAAAACTACAAACTTCAACCAATAGGAAACGTCTACTTTGGCACCTTCACATGGGATAGTGCCCAATATACTGTCGGCTACACGATCAAAAAAATGACTGCCTTCTCAAACGACCAGCTTAAAGGTCGTTATCCAGAATTCGGTCAAGGCTCAAAAGGCCTTTCTCTGCTTGCGGTCGACGATATTCTCAAGTATATATCTAAATACCAACTTTCTAAGGTTCCGTCCTATCTCATGATCTCTGGAAAAAAAGTACCCGTTCCTCGCTACATGAGAATGAAACTTCGCCAAAAACTAGGTATATCCGATGAAGAAGCAAAAAAAGAATGGGACGAAAAAATGTATCTTATGCGCTTACGCGCGAAAAATTCTAAGACTGCGGTCACGCTCCCCGCAC